GAGGAAGAATCTACCAAGGCTTTCATAAAGTCGTTAGCTGGATGGTCGTCTGCAATCTTAATCAATGCCTGATTAGGGATTTCACCATACATAGCACCTTTACCCACAGGGTTATCCAGACTAAGCTGCTTGTAAACACGCCATCCTTTATTAGCCTCTGTAATCATTTTCTGAACATCTTTACCACCGACTGACTCTAATCGCTTAGCCAATTTCTCCGCATGAAAATCTAACTTCTCAGCTATTTGGCCAAACCGATTACGGTCTAAATCGGTTGTACCTTTTCCAGAGGCAAACTGTTTCTCGCGAGTATTTTCAGCCATCTTCTCCAGCGTTCGCTGTAAGTCAAATATGTCGCTTGCATTTACTTTCTCCCCTTTAAGTGCCTCAATTTGAGCCTCTAACGCTTTCTGCTCTCCAGTACCAGAACCATATCCAGGTGCTAATTCATCAGCATCTTTCATGGCTTCAAGTTCTTTAGTGGCTGCTTTAATCTCGGCAGAATTATCAGCAGAGATTTTCTGATCCTTATAGTGGTTACGACTGGCTTCATATAACTCAGAAGCAGAACCTTTAACCTCTTTAATGGCAGACTTAATCTTCTTCCTTGCGCCAAGTTTAGGATTGCTTAATATACCCACATCAGCTTCAGCAGCCTCTTTCGCCTCATCAATAGCCTTCTGGTGGCGTTCAAGCATTCCCTTAGTGTCAGGAGCTTCTGGAATCGTAGGCAGTTCACCTTCAGGGATATTATCCTTCTGAGGATTAGCTTCTAACTTCTGCTTCTTAATATTAATTTCAGATTGCTGTCCACCAGGGGTTAGCTCTCCAGGTCGGCTTGGGTGCAATTTAGTGTATTCATCTGTCAATGCTTCCTTCAGCTTGTCTAAGTCTCCTACAGCCAAACCTTTCTCTTCAGCCGCTTTTGCAATCTTAGATTCTAATGCTCGCTTAAATAGACGTTCTTTACTGGGAGCTGTAACAGCTTTCTTAATGCCTTTAGCAATAGGAGCACCACCTGCAACTAGGCCAGCAGCTTCAGTCAACCCGCGCAGTAACTTATCGCCCTTACGAGCTTCCAGTCCTAGAGCCTTTTCCAATCCTGTGTCTTCTGGGATGTGAGGAATCAACTTGCCTAATTTACCCAATACTTGAGGTAGTAAGTGTTTACGGGCTAAGTACTGATTAAGGTTATAAGGGGCATTGATAATGCCTTTACCCATCTCAGCACCTTCAGCTGCAATTTCAGCTAAACCTCTGAGCTGTCCAGTACCAGGGTGTTCTAGTAATTCTTCACCAAGGTCTTCAAGCATGTCAGGCGTTTTGGCTAGGAAATTAATTCCACCCTTCACTGCATTACCTGTGCCACGAGCAACGTCACTAATGACACCCATGACACCGGTACGCTCTTTAGGCTGGCCTTTATTAAGCTCCAACTCCATAGGCTTCGGCTGATCGTCTTTGTACTCGTCAGGGAAGTGTTCCTTCATAGAGGACGTAATCTTTTCCTCATCCCAATCATCAGGCACTTTAACTTGCTGAATCTGGCCAGAGGGCAACTTAACCTTAATTGTGGTTAAAGCCATTATTCATCCTCCCATTTTCCAGTAGCTAAATTAAGCACCTTACCCTTCTTCGATTCAGCTTCGGCACTCTTCTGGAGTCTGCTCTTTAACATGCTGTTATTAACCAAAGACTTCACGCGCACTTGACCAGCTTCTTTAATCCAGTCAGTCATGTACTGCTGAGCCTTCGTATAGGTTTCAGAATCAACGAGGCTTTCAAGGACATTGAGCTTACCTAGGGACTTATGTTCCAGTTCACGCAGGGCTTCAATACCGATGTTACCGCCAGCAATCTTCAATCGAAGTGAGTTTAATTCAGGCAGTAACGCACGAGCAGCGAGTGCTCTGGCTTGCTGGTCAGGATTAAAACCTTCAGCAGCGTCAGCAATTTGCTCTAATGAGTAGCCCATAATCTTATTCTGGTACTTACCAAGACCGTCATTAATATGCTTTTCTAAGGTATCGATTTCTTCCATGTAGGCATTAGCTTGCTGAGCCATCTTGATATTCTGCTCACCAGCTGCGTAATCAGGCTCGACTTTAGTCACATCAATACCCTGCTCCTTCGCATAGGATGAGGGACTATTGCCCTTCTGGCGCAAGTAAGCTACCGCTTCAACAGGGTCAACGCCCATACCCTTCATCAAGGCAACGGACTGCTTCTTGTCATTCGTAGGGAGCTTGTCAAAGGAGTTACCAGCGACAACATCCTTGCTGCGGTCGATAATCGTGTCCTCATGCTCCATCTTCTTACCATGAATCTCTTCATAGGCTTTGCGAATGTCTTCCTGAGAAGCATCTGGATGAGAGACAATGTAGTTGGCCAGCTCACCATTGGCTTTAGGAGTACCGCCAACCTTCTGCTGTAATGCTTTTTGAATCTGAGCAGTCTTGTAGTCCTTCTCAAGCTTAAACTTCTCTTCATAGTGCTCAAGAGCTTTAGACTTCAGCGCATTAGATAAACCTTTCTCTTGGTCGCCTAGAGCATATTCCTTCGGCTTGTGTTCGACCTCAAGCTTCTTTAATGAGTTAGCAAGTTCTTTAGCCGTAGCTTCCTGCTTCATCTGCCCAGGTACTTGCGACATTTGATAGCCTTTCAGCACGTCTTCAAAGATAGACTTAGCCGGAGAATCCAGTAATTGAGCTTTGGAGAAATCAGTGAATTGAATCGCCATATTATTTTCCTCCGAACAAACCTGCGCCAAAAGTTGCACCAGGCAGCCCACCAAGAGCGAAACCAGCACCACCTCCTAACGCCTTACCGAACATACTCCACATATCGTTATTGTTCTTATTCTTCTGCTGAGCGTCATTGAAGGCTAATCCACCTTGCTGATTCAGCGCACCACCCAGAACATCAGTGAGTTTACCTGAAGCGTCATAACCACGAGTGGCAATACCTTCCTCACCTGCTAACCCTTTGTCGTAGCGTCCTAGAGCATTTTCGAGGAATTGTTGCATATCCTTGGAGAGTAATCCTTGAACTCCTTCAGCTTGATTCACCTGATCTAAAGGCGTACCAGCAATACCGCCCATAGCAGCAGTGTTGCCCATTTCTTTAGTCAGTCTGTCTTTGGCGAAGCCGTAGCCTTCAGACTCCTTATACTGTTCCATGATTTTATTAATGAACCCTGTAGGGTCATTCATCATGTCTTCGTATTGGCTCTTCGTCTTACCAGAGGCATCTTTACCCTGATTGATGTAATAGTCATAGCCTTGGTGAGCCACGCCTGGAATTTGATTCAGATATTGATTGGCAGCGTCCATAGGGTTCTTGCCACCACCACCGAATAATTTGCTTAAAATGCTCATCTCATATCCTTATGGGTAAGCGGTGGTAGTTACTTTACGCAACGCACCATTAATCTTCACTACCACTTCATACACTGCGGTCGTAGTATCGTGTACGTACCAAACTGTACCGTTAGGCAACTGTTGGTCAGAGGGTAGAGCCTGAATCGCAGTCAATTGAGCCTGTGTAACTGTCGGTAGTGTCCAACCATTATCGGAAAGTCCATTTCGCAATACGTTGTTCAATTCATCATTGTACATCTGCATTTGGGTCGTAAGGAAGCCATCTTGATCGACAAATTGTACATTCTGAAACGATGGAATAATCATTGGTACACCTCCAGCATTCCGTTAGCAATTACGACTGCTCCAAATCCCCAGAACCGCATCTGAATAGTGAACTGGTTAGCCTCACCTAGCTTGTTGAACCTCGGTTGATTCTTGTAATGACCTGTAGCGTGCATAAAATATGGCACAGCATTACCGTAGGTTTCCCCGCCATTCTTAGAGCATGTTACGTCAATTCGTGGCCTGTAAATCTGGCAACTACCACCTTCTACAAGTAAAGGCAAGTCGTCCTCAGAGTACATGATTTGACTACTGACCTCACCTAGTATATAGCCGTCACATTCAAACTGATAATCTACGTTCTGTTCAACGCCATTTTCCACAGTGAAACTGAATTGATTCACGATAAAGCGATCACTTCCTGGCAACCTGTAGGTATCACATTTTCTAATGCGTGGGATTTCATATTCGTTCTGTATATCTGTAGAAATTGAAGTCAAGTTGGTGCTAATTCGCATCAAGCTACCCTGCTTCAAGGAAACAAAGTAAATCTCGTTATTGAAGTACGCCATCTGTCGGGCTGGATGGTAATTGAAGTCCCAGTCAGTAATGTCAAAGAACTTCCCCGTAGTGAAGTCATACATGATTGAAAAATTATCTAGCATGTCGAAGAAGGTCAAAATGTAAAACACATGACCATCTTGACGATAAAACATAGCCGTGGAACGTTCTGGATGTTTCACGCCACTGAGCAAATAGTCAATTCCATCCGTAGAAAGCCTTTCAGCCTTACCACCCATCATCACCATAATCGCTGGAGAGGACTTTTCGTTAATACCGAGCCACGCAATCATGTCATCTGAAGCAGCAATCGTAGAAACAGACGCTACCCCATAGTCGATGTTGATAGAGGATTGACGCTGGTAAATCTGTAGCCCTGCTACGTTCGTCCAAATTTCCGCTACAGTTGAGCCAAGAACAAGGAGGTTGTTACCATGGCTGGGAATTCTAATACATGCTTTAGCAAAGTCAGGTTTAGTCTGTAGCGTTAATGTTTGAACCCATACGAGCTGTAGAGGGTTAGCCAAGGTTGTAGGATTAAACCCAGTCTTATAGACGAACCATTGGGAACCCGAAGTTGTGTTATCTCCATTCCCGAAAATGAAGTACGTGTTCTGATATGTGACATAATTCGGGGTAAATGGTGTGCCACCACCAGTGTAAACGAAATCAACTAAGCCTACTGATTCAGTAGTGTAGTTGTAAATGTAAGCACTCGCGCCATCGACAATTGCCACCTGAGAGCTTAAGTTCTCATCCATGAACACTTCGCCACTCGCAGTTCCTAGTGTAAATAGGAACGAATAGCCTAAGTTGGCATCAATACGATAAACGTTTGCTCCAATAACTGTTAATAGAAAGTTACCCCTTGTGGAATGAAATAGGCCACGGCCTTCTACGCCAGTACCAAGAATTTCTACTGCTTGCTCATAGCCCGCAAAGTTAATTAGCCAGTCATCTGAGATAAACATATTCCACGTGCGTTCATCTGAAATAATCGGATGACGACCGAATATACTCGATCCCACAATCCTTACTGGGATTTGCGTGGCTCCAGGGGTCATCACCATATTAGCTCACCCATCCATGGCCTAAGTTGACTTGACCGTAGTTAATACCACCACGTCTCTGTAGACTTGACAATTTGGTCAATCTTAGATCCATCGGCCCACTTTTCTTACTAATATTGTCTTCGTACTTAGCTAATTCCTTAGCAACGCCTGGTGGAACGGAGTAGTTGTACTCAGCGCATAACCGAGCTGCCAAGTCAAATTTTAAATAGTTGATGTAGAACCTATCCAACGTCAGTGATAAGTCTTGATTAATTACTACTTGCTGTAGCCTAAACTGTCCCCAAATGGTTAATGGAAAGTTTTGATTCGGCTTGAAATAGATGTAGAGGTTAGCTCCTTGGAAGCAACGCTCCATATGCCAGCTACCTGGTAACGACTGAATGTTGTCAGCTCTTGATGAACCAAAGTACTCACGTCTCGCCCTATTCTCTGTCTGGTAACGTACCGTATCGATGTAGAACACGAACGTATCAATCTCAATTAGGTCAGGAATAAAATATTTCTCTTGCCCAATAACCGCAGCAAAATCATATTCATCGTAGTAAGGGATAAGACCATTTTCCACAGTCTTATCCGCAATAAGGTCATTTAGGAACTGTAAGCCATCGTTAGCCTGCTGGCCTACAACCGTCTCAAAGCCACGAGAAACAATGCCTGATTCATAATAGGCATTGTTGATGAGCTGTAATGTGGTGTAGGCCATGGCATATCCTTATGCTACTGGGTTAACTGCTAATTGGTCTAAATAAGCCTGAACGTTAATCGCAACAGCAGAACCAGTGACTTTATAGTCAATAGCATCAGTGTTAGGACTGTCAGTTGGGCAAATTAAGTTTACAGTTTCAACTACAGCAGCTACGGCACCAGACGCTTGAGCATAGCCATTGGTAGATGTAGAAGTACCAGGAGCTAATACAAGTTTGTTACCAGCAGCAGTTGGAGTGAACACGCATAACCAGTTAACCATTGTTGGAGTAGAGCTTGGCAAAGAAGCAGACGCATCTACAGGCGCGTATGTAGCAGAAGCACCAGCAGTTACGCTTGTTGCAATGGAAGCGTCATACCACATCCAACGGTCTAAACCGCAACCATCTTGTCTAAATGGCAGGATTTGAGCTGAGCCATTTGACTTGATATAGCCGATACGGAAAGACATGTCGTAACCAGCTGGAAGTAACGGGGAAACCAAGTTAGCGGAGATACAAGCTGAACCAGGGTTATTACCGTAACTGTCGCCAATAGCATAAACAGCGTAGAACGTGTTGTTAGCCATAGCACCTGTGTCCAAACCAGCAACACCATTAGCAGCAGTGTTAATAGTTACGGAACCAGTACCAGCAGCAACAGGCAATTCGCCAGTCTGAGTAGCAGCCACATTTAACGGCAGACCGACAGCAATGTCGTTCACGTTAGAAGAGTTAGAGCAACGTCCAGCAGATACAGTCATTGTTGTTGCGCTGACATAAGCCAATTGCAATCCATTGATGTAGTACTGTCGGGCATTGGTGATTGGTGTTGAAATAGCCATTTTAATATCCTTATTAGAGGAGGGCTTTCACCCTCCGAAGCCAATTACAGTGGGAAAACTACAGACATTGCATATTCAGGGACGCATTTCTTACCCCAAATAGCGTCATGAATCATTCCACGTTGGTTTTGCCCGAACAGAGAACCGTAATACATACGCAAAGACACGCCAGTATCAGGGTCAATTACATTACCTGTAGGGAATGGAACTTCTTCTGGCAGCGTTGGCATACCTAAGAACAATGGATTACCAGCAGTAATCATGCCCGCTCTGTGAGAAGGTAATGCTGTAACTTGCATTCCCGCAGCAATTTCGAAGTTCAAGTTACGTGTGTTACCAGCAGAAGCTTTCAATGGTGGGTAAACGTCAACAGTAACGTTGCCAGCACTAGAAGCTGCATCATTTAACGCACGGAATTGAACAGGGTTAGAGGACACTTTGTGACCGATGAAAGTCAGGTAGCGAAGGTTAGGTTGACCAGAAACACCGTCAGAGAATTGGAACTTATCGAACTCTTTAACAGCGTCAGCGTCAGTACCAGCACCAGAGAACACGATTTGGATAACCGCATCGTTAGCGTCCTTAACTACAGATACTACAGTCAACACAGTACCGTCTTCACCGATTGTTCCGGCAGTATGTACTGGAAGTAAGTTGGACACGTAGAACGCAGCACGGTCGAAATCACCAACGTCCCAGCTGTTAGCAGACTTGTTGTTACGGTCTGTAGCGAACTGGTTCAAGCCAGTGTTAACGATTGCAGACTGAGCAATATCACTCAAATAGAATTTAGTGTTGTCTCTAGCAGCACCGTAGTTACGATACATAGCTAAGGCAGCAGCTAACTGGCCATAAGAGTTAATTGGAGTTACGCCATCACCGTAGAAACGGTATGGTGCTTCTACGCACACAGTCGCAATATCAGCTTCAATTTCAGCAGACATTTCCATGACAGCCGCTTTACCGAACTGTTCCATGTAGTCTTCTACGTTGAAGATAAATTGTTGCGCAGTGAACGCATAAGAAACGTTGATCGGTTTATCCACGGTCAAGTTTTCTACTCTCTGGTCAGCTGATTGGAATGTAGCTACAAGGCTGGCAGCAGTAGTTAAACGTGGTGGCAAGTCGAACGTAACTGTATCACCAAGGTTGGCAGTCAGTTTCTCGAAATTTTTGAATTTAGTATTAGCTGTAGCTACGAAGCAGTTTAAGTTCTGTAAGTACGCTAGGTTACTAAGTTGATAGGTTTGTACCTGTTGCAAAATGTTATTTGGAACGGCCATGTCATCTTCTCCGATAAATATCCATATTCATCAGGAACAGACATGACCATTCGGTAGGATTTTAGCCTTTTAAGTAGGAGGCTTGCTTAAAATCCCGCACGGACTTCGTACCACTGTCTGTTCCCACTGGCGAAGGTTTCAGACGTGTAAGAGGGTCTTGAGGTTCTTGCAAGTTACGTTTCGCTTCATCATTCCGCTTAATTGAGTCGGAAAGTTTCGCTAATTCGTTCCTAGCCATACTAGGTGATTTCTCAACCAATACTGCTAAGTCAGCTAATTTACCTGGGTTCTTCCTCAGCTCATATATAATGGCTGGGGTGTTATCCATCTGGTTAGCTAAAAATACTAATTGCGGAAACTCAGCAGGGTTAAAATCGGCTGTGATTGCTTCAAAGTCTTCAAACATATCCTTACCTTGAGCCATCTTGCCGAAATACTGTTGAGCTACCTGATTTACTTCCTGTTCGAGCTGTTCATCGTGCCGCTTTTGCGCTTCCTCTTGCTGCTGCTTCTGCATTAGTTGCATCACTTGCTGCTGAATCTGCTGTGCGTCTATGCCACCCTGTTGCTGCCGTTGCTGTTGCTGTGGCGTTTGGGGTGAGCCTGTCTGCGCAGTATTTTGCAACTGTTGTTGCGCCTCTTGCGTCTGAAGCTGCTCAATTTGCTGCTTAGCTGCGTCTAATTGCTCTTGCATTTTCTGCTCTCCTTTGCGTTTCGCCTTTTTAATCAGCTCATTCACTTGGGAAGCAGGAAGCATTTTCTCAGGTGGTGTAGCCTCAGTATCTTTCAATACCTGTTCTTCACCCACATCAGCATCTTGCAATAATTCTGCAATATCCTTTGCATCGTCCATTTGAAACCTCACTGTTTCCGGTGTGACCGTGATCACCTACCGTCCGTGGTAGTCCGACTATTTTTACCGTATAGCAACGTAAATGGCCTAGAGTCCTTTTAGCTCCGTCTAGTCGGAGTACTACATGTAATGTCAGACAATCCTAGTCAACACTACATCTTGTATATTGCATTTAGTATAGCAACATTTCTAGCAAATGGAACAGGTGTTAAACAAAGGTTTAATATCACTTCTTTTTCTTCCCGAGCACTTTATCCGCTTTCGCATCAATTTTGGACTCAGTAGATTTAGAAATTTTACCCTTATGCTCCATCTCACTTGCTCTGGATTTTGCATTTCTGGCGTGGATCTTATCCGGCATAGGATATTTCTTCTCGCCAGGCAATCCAAATTCAGATTTAGGTATCTTCTTACGCTTAGCAGCAGTTAATTTAGCCATCTTATGCTCCTTAGAAATCCACTTTCATCTTAGACTTAACAACGCGACCATTACCCTCTTTATCGCGCTTTTTAGTCTCTACAGTGCGTTCACTCTTAAGCTTAGCACCTGTTTTCTCCTTGCGTGGCTCAGTGACCTTCTTGCTCTTGCCAAGTCTCATTCCACCTTTAGGCTTGTCTCTCATTTCTTTCTCCAAATGTAAGGTGATTCGCTTTGTGATGGCGATTTTAGGAATAGTTATAGGAGAATCAACACAATGGTCAGAAATACTGCCTGATATTGTGATTCCTTCACCTGTTTCCATTACTATATATCCCACACTCTTAATTACTGGAAGTTCGCATTTAATATCATCTTTCTGAACCCAGTGAGGATATGAAATTGAGTCAATCCATTCTAAATAAATACATTCCATTACTTCTTCCTCTTCTTGCC